CCAAGCGCCGCGCAAAAGTACGTTGTGAGATGCTGTACCCGTATGAGGTCGCAGAAAAATACGGGCTCCCGTTGGCACTAGTGAAGGGCAGGTTCTACGCAGGGCTCGAAGGAGAGGCATTGATCCGCCCGAGACACAGAAGGATGTAGCCGCATACGCACCCATTTGACAGACCGACCCGTTGCCACTACATTCCCGCAAATCGCATGGAGGAACACGTGGGCGTTCCCGCCACCGTCAATCAATTCTACGGACCAGTAAACCCGGACGATCCCGCGATGTTGGGCTATCCGGCGACGCTTCCCATTGAGGTGGCCCTGCAGACCTCGACGACCAAGGGTATCTGCGAAGCCTATGGCATCAGCCGCGAGCAGTGGAACGTGCTCCGGGTGCACCCCCAGTTCATTGCCGACGTGCGTGCCGCCCACGACATGCTCAAGAAGGACGGCATGTCCTTCCGCATGAAGGCTAGGCTACAGGCCGACGAACTCCTGAAGAAGTCGTGGCAGATGATCCAAGCGCCCTACGACGACGTGCCTGCCAACGTGAAGGCCGACCTCATCAAGTTCACGGTGCGCTCGGCGGGACTGGAACCAGACAACAAGAGTGGTGGTCTGGGGTCCGGCAACAACCTGCAGATCAACATCAACCTCGGGTGACGGCATGACGCATTTCGAGATGGAGCTGAGCGAGCATGGGCTCATCCTCCTCATATCAATCCTTGGCGTCCTGTTCTGGATGGCGGTGATTAGCCTCATCGCCCTCGTCATGGTGATGGACAGGCTCATCGAAGAGGTCATCAACGGCGAGGACGATGACGTGCGCGAGTACCGTGACGAGCAGGGCGACCCGGAGGAGCGCGCTTGAGCGTCATCGACTACACGCCCCCGCCCATACTCAGGAAGTTCATCAAGGACCACCGCAAGGGCGAGCTGTTCTACGACTGGATCGTAGGCCCGGTCGGTAGCGGCAAGACCACGGGCATCTTCTTCAAGCTGTGCTACATGGCGGGGCTGCAGGCTCCGTCGCCGGATGGCATCAGGCGCTCACGCGCGGTCGTCGTGCGCAATACCATGCCCCAGCTCAAGGACACCACGATCAAGTCGTGGGAGACGTGGTTCAAGGAAGGTCAGGCTGGCAAGTGGAACCAGACCGACAAGATTTTCACCATGCGCTTCGGTGACGTGGAGTGCGAGGTGCTGTTCAGGCCGCTCGACACAGCCGACGACGTGGAGCGAGTGCTGTCGCTCGAACTGACGTTCGCGATCCTCGACGAGTTCGTGCAGATACCGCGCGCCATCGTGGACGCCCTGTCGGCGCGTCTCGGACGCTACCCCTCCAAGAAGGACGGCGGTGCGACCAACTGGGGCATGTGGGGCTCATCCAACCCCGACACCGAAGACAACTGGTGGTACGACTTTCTTCACAAGGAGCTGCCTGCCAATGCGAGATACTTCGTGCAGCCGTCAGGTTTCTCGGCTGACGCCGAGAACCTTGAGAATTTGCCCGGTGGACAGGCGTATTACACACATCAGGCAGAAGGCAAAAAGCGCGAGTGGATCAAGCAGTTCATCGAAGCAGAGTGGGGCTTCTCGGTTTCTGGCAAGCCTGTGGCAGCGAGTTTCAAATCTGACATTCACGTCTCCAAGCCCAGACTGAGGTACAACCCCGGCCTCAAGCTCGTCGTCGGCTTCGATCCCGGCCTTGCCGGATCGGCGCTGATCTTCGGGCAGGAGGATTTCGAGGGCAAGCTGGCGGTGCTTGGCGAGCTGGTGCAGTCGGGCTACGGAGCCGAGCGCCTGATCAACGAGCGCATGCTTCCCTACCTCAAGCAGAATTTCCCCGGTGCGGACGTGGTGATCGCGCCGGACCCTGCAGCGGCCAACCGCAGCGGCGCGGACGAGCGGCCCATCATCGACACCTTCCGCAAGAAGTTCGCCGTGTCGATTGAGAAGAACAACCGCCTGCCGCTGCGCCTCGACGCCATAGATCACTACGCCTCCTCGTTGGTGCACGGCGTGCCGCGTCTGTTGGTAGATGCCCAGATGTGCCCCATCCTGATCCGCGCGCTGCGCGGAGGCTGGCGCTACGCGATGGACACCAAGAAGGACATCATGAAGACCGACGAGCCCGAGAAGAACGCCTACAGCCATCCGGGCGACGCGTTCGGCTACCTTTGCAGGTACTTCCACAGGCAGGAGGAGCGTGTTACAAGGGCGTCCACCACGAAGACCCGCATGTCGTCGGTGGTGCAGTCTCCGTCCACATATCACTGCAGGTAGGATCACATGGCACAAGACGAAAAGACCCCGCCCGACGTTGCCATTGAGCCCAGCGATCAGGCTCCCGTGAAAGTGATCAAGTCCGAGGAGCTGGCCCAGCTCGGACAGAACCTGCAGAAGACGTTCCTGCAGTACGCCAGCGACCGCAACGTCCTCGAACTAAAGTGGACGAGGAACCTGCGCCAGTACCTTGGCATCTACGACCCTGAAATCCAGAAGGACATCGACAACTCCAAGCGGTCGAGTGCCTACCCGCGCATCACGCGCGTCAAGTGCATCTCGGTGCTGTCGCGCATCATGAACCTCATGTTCCCCGGCAACGAGCGGAACTGGGCAGTGAAGGCATCACCCTCCGCAGACATGGCCCCCGCCGACGTGATGGAGGCGATCAAGGCCGACCAAGCGCGCCAGCAGGAAGCGGGTGTGCAGATGGAGATGACCGACAAGGCCGTGCAGCTTGCCGTGCAGCGCCTCGCGGAGGAGCGCGCCAAGGAGCTGTCGGTGCTGATCGACGACCAGCTGCAGGAGATCGGCGGCGACCAGACGCTCGACTACATCGCGCTCAATCGCAAGGTCGCGGCATCGGGCATCCTGTTCGGTGTCGGCCTGCTGCGCGGACCCTTCGTGAACACATCGAAGCGCACCAAGTGGGTCATGGGCGCGGACGGCCAGCCCATGCCGAAGGAGGCAGTGGCCTACAAGCCCATGTACGAGTTCCTGCCCGTGTGGGACTACTACCCGGACCTCAGCGCGAAGACCTTCGCAACGATGGACGGCTGGTTCTCCCGCTCCGTGATGAGCAAGTCGCAGCTGCGCGCTCTCGCCAACCGCGATGACTTCCTCGGTGACATGATCAAGCAAGTGATCATGCGTCTGCCGACAGGCAACTACCAGCCGCGTACGTTCGAGACAGAGCTGCGCACGATGGGTATCAAGACGAACGTCAACGAGCAGAAGGCTGACACAGGCAAGTACGAGATCATCATCTGGCACGGCCCGATCTCGGCCACCCAGCTCGTCTCTGCCGGGGCCGATGTGCCTGCTGACCGCATGGCCGACGACATCGAAGCTGAGGTGTGGACCGTTGACGGCATGGTCATCAAGGCCGACATGAACCCGTGGCGCAAGATCGGCGTGGACATGAAGATGATCCATGCGTTCCTGTTTGACGAGGACGATACGTCGCCCATCGGCAACGGCCTGCCCAACGTGGTGCGCGATAGCCAGATGTCCATCGCGGCGACCACACGCATGCTGCTCGACAACGCGTCCATCGTGTGCGGCCCGAACCTTGAGGTGAACACCGCGCTGCTGCGCGCCGATCAGGACTATAGCTCCGTGTCGGCCTACAAGATTTGGTATCGCGATGACAACGGCGGCGACACGATGGCCCCGGCTGTGCGTAACATCCAGATCGACAGCCACATTGACGAGCTGTTGAAGGCCATCGACCTGTTCATGAAGTTCGCCGATCTCGAAACATTCGTCGGCCCCGCGACGGGCGGCGATATGCAGAAGGGTCCGAGCGAGCCCCTGCGCACGGCGGCGGGAGCATCCATGCTGCGCGGTGATGCGGCTCTGCCCTTCAAGGACATCGTGCGCAACTTCGACAGCTTCACGCAGTCGGTGATCTACTCGCTCGTCCAGTTCAACAAGAAGTTCAGTCTGGATCGCGTGAAGGCGGGCGACTACAACGTGATCGCACGTGGTGCCACAAGCCTCATTGCGAAGGAGCTGCGCGGCATTCAGATCGACACGCTCGCAACCACGATGACCCCGATTGAGCAGATACATGTGG